GCAGGTTGTAAGTTGCCTACATCTGACATCACCGAGGCCTTTGATTTTGATAAAATCCAGATCAAACAAGTCATAGATACGAAAGAAGCCTTGATCGAGTAATATTGTTTCTATGGGTTTAGGCAATTGAAGTATTTCGATAGGCGCATCACAAGCCATATAGTTCAAAGTTTTTTTATACTCATCGAACTTCTTAAGCACCTCCTCTTTTATTTTCTGCATTTGCATATCTTTTTCAAAGTTTATATTTACATTGGTCTCATTTTCTTTTAAATTTTCGTTATCAGACACAAGGAGTTTCCTGTATGACGGTTTCAAACCCTGAAAATACGGCCACTGAGCCTATTATTCAAGATAAAGTTGACACAAATATATCACAAAAAAATAGTGACACAAATATATCACAAAATCCCCCCATAGAGAATAAGGAAGGGGAGCAGGAAGATCCGAATTGGAGGGCATTCCGTGAGGCACGAAAACAAGACCGAGCACAAAGAGAAGCAGCTGAAAAACGAGCAGTTGAAAAAGAAAATGAGGTTGCGGCTCTTAAAGCTGCGATGGAGACTGCTTTCTCAAAATCCTCGCCTACTCCGGAAGCTTATCAACAATATTATGGATCGAACCAATCTTACGATCAACAAGAAGAAACCGAAGATCAAAGGATAGAGAAAAAAGTAAATAAACTCCTTGCTGATAGAGAAAATAAATATAGACAGGAGCAAGAAGAATATGAAAGGCGCGAATACCCGAATAAACTTAATAAAAATTACCCTGATTTTTCACAGGTGTGTTCACAAGAGAATTTGGACTATTTAGACTATCACTTTGCTGAGATATCACGACCCTTACAACGTCTACCCGACGGATATGATAAATGGTCAGATATTTATCATGCTGTCAAAAAATTAATCCCTAACCAAAATCGCCAGAAACAAGATTCGGCAAAAGCCGATGCAAATACTAACAAGCCTAAATCCATGTCGACTACACAACTAAGCCAGCCCGGTCACGCAAGCACAAGCTCATATCAAGAAATAGAGCAGCGTAGGGCAGAAAATTGGGCTAGAATGCAGAAAACTATCAATAGGATTGGATAATGGAGTAAGGCTCAGCCAGCCGGGCAGAGAATAGAGGACAAAATTGCATGGTGTAAGCAATTCCTAAAAGACCATGGAATAACATCTCTTGATTAAAATATTTGATACATGTAGTTTTAATTTAACGAAATAGAGAGATCGTACCTCTCAGACTGTAAAAATACCTCGTCAGTATAGCGCAAATTAGTTCGTTCGCAGCGAATAAAATTACAAACTATATAACGAGGTTTTTTTATGGCTTTTGCAACCGGAATAACCGGTATTCAGAACATGGCACCTGAGCTTCCATTGCAGGCGAGCGAGGATCTTTTGTCAACTCCAATGTTTAATTTGATACACTCGTTCGGTGTAGATCTCCATCATGCAGAGAGTTACGTCGGACAAACCACGCGCATGTCAAGATTTGAACGCCTATCAACTGATGGCGGTCAACTCGATGGAAGTGGAATTGATCCGTCTTCTGAGGTCCCTGTAAGAACCGACATCGACGCGAAGATGGAAATCTATGCAAAGTCGATCGTCACTAACGAGCAGATCATTATTTGGGAGAATTCCAAAACTCTAACCAAGTTTACCGCGCTTCTAGGCGGATGGCTGCGTGAGAAAGAAGACTTGCTTATGCGAGATCTTTTCTCTAGCTCAGTGTCTTACATCAATTGTACCGGCGGTTTGAACGGCGATCAGCCATCAAACATCAGTTTGAATGACGTAAACAACATTGAAAACATCCTACTTGGCAATGATGCAAGGTCAATGCTAACAAGTTTGGAAGCTACTAACAAGTTTGCTACAGCTGGCGTACGTGATGCGTTTATTGCTCTTTGCAGCACTAACCTATCATCTGATCTTCAGAAAGTACAAGGCGTACTGCTCAAGTCTGCATACCCAACACAAGAAGGGATCAGACCCGAAGAGTATTGCTCCATCTCAAGATTCAGGTTCTTTGTTTCATCTAAAGCAGCAAGGACACCAGGCATCTCTCTTAAAGGCAATACAGTCTACACCATACCTATGTACGGTCTAGAAGCTGCTGCCAAAATTGAGCAAAACAACTACACAGCCGTCATTGGATATCGTCCTCCTTGGGTGGTTTCTTCTGTAGCTCAAAACAGCCAGCTATACGCTAAGTTTGCGATTGCCCGCGCGATCACTAACCAAAACTGGATCTCTGGTTTGAACGTCACAACTTTCCAACCATCATAAGGAGATTAACATGGCTTTTACTCTTATCGATCAACAAACTTTTTTACAGCCTGCGACAGCAGTGACACAGTATATTGGCTGCCCGAGTGGTTGCGACTATTTTGTTAGCACTAACCTAACTCAGATGGCTACTACAAATGCCACTGGACGAGTTGTTAGAGGGGAATGGTATGGAGGCGGTCTATTTGCTGATAACGATGGATTGAGATGGACTAAAACCAACTCTACGTCAGGGATCAACATTGACAATTTCTCTACTACTACCGCATCAAATGGATTCACGTATGTGCCGATATTTCCTGCGCCACAAGCAGCATTGACAGGAACTACAATCACTAATGCCTCTCCAGCAGTGGCTACGGTGACAAACACCTATTCCGAAGGGGATCAAGTAATTATCTACAATGCAGTTGGTATGCAGCAAATTAGTGGAATGAGTTTCACTATTTCTAGTGTATCTTCAAGTGGTTTCACTTTGCTAGGTCTGAATACTCCCGGATCAGCCGCAACAGCTTTCACAGTGAGAAAAGTGGCTCCTGTTATGCCTGTACTACCACAGACATATCAAATCACAGGAATTACGCAAGCGTCCCAAGGTGTTGTGACTGTATCTCAGGTTCATAGTTATGTTGTTGGTCAGTGCGTGGAGTTTAGTATCCCGGCATCATGCGGAATGGTTCAACTCAACAACTTCAACCAACCACAAAGCAAACCTCCGATTATCACGGCTGTGACGGCTTACACCTTCACAATCAATGTTAATACGACGGGTTACACTGCTTTTGCTCTTCCTGCGAGTACGCTATCGCCAACAGCTCAACTGTTTCCGACAGTGGCACCGCAAGGGCAAAATGCTTCTTACAATCCTATTACAGGAGTGCAAACGGGATACAACTTTTTACAAGTTCCATTCCACAGCGGCTTGTTTATACCATACATGATTTTACCTGCCGGATTACTATCCCCGGGTGGATCAGGCGGGGATAGGATTGTGGTTGATATCTACAAGATGGAACGCGGAACTCTAAATAGTCCTGTGCCGTCATAGATAGTGCCAGTTTCCAAAAGGGTAGGAGCCTCCACTTCTACCCTTTTTTTAAAAAGGAGAGGGATGGCCAATCAGTATTTAAAACCCGTCATCACGGTTCCTAGCTCTCTGTTAATTACTGCCATCACGCAATCAATGCCGATGGTGGTCACAGTAGCGATAGGCAACACGACGACAGAGGCAAATACGTATATTGTTGGCATGGCTGTGAGGTTGTTTGTTCCGGTGAGCTATGGGATGCGTCAAGCTAATAACCTAGTAGGGACGATCACGGCGGTTAACGGTTCGAACTTAACGTTAGGCATCAACTCTTTATTCTTCGACGCTTTTGTCATTCCTACGGGAAAAACTGAACAACCTGCAAGTATCTCTTCTTTTGGGTCGAGAAACCTGCAATATAACAACAACACTGACCTGGTACCTAGCCAGTCATTAGATAACATTGGGAACTAAATATATGGCAAAAGAAAAAAATAACATGGGCGGCATGAACATGGCCGAAATGAAAAGGCGGATTGGCTCATAAAGAAAATATTGAAAGTTCCATTAAAAGAAGAAAAGAAAAACACGGCATCAAATAAATCCATAACAAGGAGAACACATGTCAAACCAACTACTAATGTCAACAGCCGGCGGTGAGCTTCACGGCCTCATCAATACGCTAACTAACAGCGTTCCTTTCGACGACTTCAAGAACATGAAGCCAGAGCACAAGAAAGAACTACAATCCCAAAAGAAAGAAGATGCTCGCATGGTGAAAGCCGAGTATATGAACTCTATGGGTCGCCATGAGCGTCTTACTAAGCCTTATACAAAATATGCTGGCGATCCTATCTTGATATATCATTTGATCCCTGGAAAGGTGTATGAGCTGCCTTTAGGTTTCATTAATGAAGTTAATGATAAGAATAAACACATGAAAAAAAGAGAAGGCTTATTAAGTGTAGATGATAAAGAAGTTACTAAAGATGGTTCACCACTATCTAGAGACCAGGATGGAGATTGGATTCACAAGCTAGTGCCTGTACAGTTTACCTAATCTAGATCACAGAAAATACGGGGTAATATGGTAGTAGCACAAGCAAATACAACGCTCGGATTCATCATACAAAAAGTTAGAAGGCTGACTGCTTCCGCAAGTGAATCTGCTTTGTCTACTTCGGATATCACCGATGCTATCAACCGTTTTTATAGTCAAGACTTTCCATACGCCATTAAGATCGATCAACAGCGATCTGTTTATAAATTCCTAACGATCCCGAACGTCGATAGGTACCCTGTGGATGTAAATAATCTACAGGGTTTTCGCGCTCCGGTTTATTTTGAAGGAAGGCAAGGTAATCTATTTAAAAATAGGGATCAGCTATTCAATTTATATCCTCGCAATCCTACACAATTTCAACCTATTGCCGGGGATGGAGTAACTACAAATTTTACATTCTTACTTTTTGGCAATAATATAAATCCATTCCCTCAACCCAATTTTGGAATATTAAGCACGCAACTTGTTATCGGCGGCATTGATATAAATGGTAATCCTATCCGTATTATTGATGATGGAGGAGGAGTTGTTAATGGTTTTGGTATTGGTAGTAACACTACCCAGGGGCAGTTGTTATACATACAACAGAATAATGTTGGAAATAACGTTTACCTTGACCCTATAACGAACGCGCAGAATCCTGCAATTCCTGTCCTATCTCCTATACCTATTCCGTCACCGCCGGTGACATTAACGCCTCAATATTGCGGAACTGTTAACTATGTGACGACGCAGATTACAATCAATTTTCCTGTAGCTCCTGCACCTGGCACGATGATTAACGTATGGGCAGCGACATACCAACCAGGAAGGCCATATAATCTACTGTTTTGGAACAATGAGATCACGATTAGACCAGTTCCTGATAACGTTTACCTTGTCGAAGTAGAGACATACCAAACTCCATGTCAGTTTATGAATACTACAGACAGCCCTATACTTAACCAGTGGGGGCAGTATATTTCATACGGAGTGGCGTGTGAGATACTTAGAGAGCGTCAAGATGTCGAAGGGGTGCAGAACCTATTGGAAGGTTTTGCGCGCCAGGAATCGCTTGTATTGGAGCGTCAGTCTATAGAGGAGATTGGGCAACCTAACTACACGTTATTTAATGATACTAGTTATGGTGGTTGTTCTGGTGCAGGCTGGGGCAACGGAAGTGGTGGCTATTAATGGGTGCATATTCGCCATTAAAAGTGACGGGGATGGCCACTGGACTTGTCCAATCACGAGAGAATTTCCTATTACCCGATGATGCATATCCTACGTTACAAAATGCTTATGTATGGCGCGAGCGCATCAAACGCAAAAAAGGATATCAATTTCTAGGCAGACTACAAAGATCGGTAGCTATTAGCACGACATTAGTTGATGGATCAATTAATTTACTTACAGCATTAGAACCTACGGCATCAATTGCACCCGGTACAATTAGTTTAATGGGAGGCACTGACGGGACTTTATATACCGACACCCTTCGAAATGGCACTTTAACTGCGACAGGTGGCACAGGAACAGGCGGAACGATAAATTACGTCACTGGGGTTATTACGATCACTGCAGGGGCAGGAGAAACCCTTGTAGGAACGATCGGATATTATCCCGGATTGCCAGTGATGGGCATACGCACGAGAGAATTACAGAATAGCGCTAATGATGAGACAATATTTTTCGATCAGGTCTATGCTTATATTTACAACGCTTCTACTAGTTCTTTCATGGAATGGATACCTGGGACCACGTGGAATGCGCACGGGGGAAATGTTGCTGCTACGGATTTTTTTTGGTCGACGAATTACTGGATTGGCGCTCCTCTTATATCTATAGATTCAGTGCCGCCCGCTTATAAAACTGCATTTACGACAACGAATAAATTATTTTGGGTGACAAATAATACCGGTCAGTTTGGCCAAAATGCCGATCCACCAAGAATAACAGATGGTGTAACATGGATGGATTTCTATCATGATACTAGCCCAACAATCAACTCCCCTTGGGCACAGATAGACGCAACGAATTGGCTTGTTAATTGGTTGGCAATGCTTCCCTATCGTGGCAGAATGGTGACATTCAATACATGGGAGGGGACAAGTGCTGCTAGCGCTCAGAATTTTTCTAATAGAATACGGTGGGATACTATTGGTAACCCTTTTATTCCTTATTATGCTGGTACGCCTGCCACAGGATCTTGGAGAGATGACATTCGTGGACAGGGAGGATTTCTTGATATTCCTACGAGCGAAGATATCATTTCTATTGGTTTTGTTCGTGATAATCTTATTATTTATTGCGAGCGCTCTACTTGGCAGCTGCGGTATACTGGGCGCACTATTGCACCTTTTAATATAGAGAGAGTAAATAGCGAACTTGGTGTAGAAAGTACATTTTCAGCAGTTCAATTTGACACATCATTAGTGGGGATTGGCGATAAAGGCGTTGTCGAATGCGATAGCTATAAATCCGAAAGAATAGATATCAAGATCCCTGATTTTGTCTTTCAATTTAATTCTTTGAATAATGGAGTTGCACGTATTCAAGGAATTAGGGATTTTACTAATAGGCTGGCTTATTGGACAATTCCATTAGTGCAGTTTTATCCTAACATCGGTAATACAAATTGGATCTTTCCTACCGCTAGATTAGTCTATAACTACGAAAATGATTCATGGGCAATATTCAATGATTCACTAACTACTTTAGGTAATTTTCAATTACAGAATAGCCCTAATTGGATTCAAATAAAAATACCTTGGATTGAATATGAGAAGACATGGCTTGATGATGATGCGGAAGATAACTTAATTGTTGGAGGAAATCAGCAAGGTTTTATTGAGATTTTGGATCAACTTACTGTCAATGATATCAGCTTATATATTTCGAATATTGTGAATAATGGAACTGGAATTGCTCAGATTACGTCTCCAAATCACAATATGCAATCAGGGTTTGTCATCGGCATTAGTCAAATTCCTGTAGGAACACCATTCTCCAATTTGAATGGGGGTATTTATGGAATCAATGTATTAGATAATAATAACTTCACTCTCCTGACTTATAATATTGATTCAGATGATTTTGATGTTCCGGTCGTTGGATCGCCGACAGGAACTTATTTGGGAATAGGATATATTAATATTCGAGAGAATTTCTATATTACAAGTAAAAAATTCAATTTCTTGGATGAAGGCCAAAGCATACAGATTGGTTATTTGGATATCTTAATGGTTGCTGTAAATAATGGTGCTTTGTCTCTGAAAATGTATATCGATTATGATGATGAGACCCCATCAAACACTCTTTATAATAATACTGTTATAGGATCTCAGCCCATCGTTCCGGATACATTTTTCAATTCTATTATTCCTACTTATCCATCTGACTTGGCTGTAGCGCAGCAAGGAACGAAGTTTTGGCAGAGAGTTTATTGCCCAACGAGAGCGAATTTCTTTACGATTGAATACACATTCTCAAACTCTCAAATGGCATCAACACAACAACAACTAGAAATACAAATAGACGCACAGATTTTATGGATACGTAGAGCAGGGAGGCTCACGCAGTGTTAATATATCAAATATTCTACACAAATACATAATAAAGGAAGATTCTTAAATGGCAGTAAGAGAGCAAAGGCATCAGGAAAAATAACGGAAGATCAGGTTATAGAAATAAGAGAGTTATATAAACAAGGAAGTTCGCAAAAGGAGCTTCAAGAAAAATTTAAACTGAGTCAGTCTCAAGTGTCCGGAATCGTTACTTATAGATTTTGGAAACATGTTACTTGAATAGTTAAGGGAGATTAACATGCCTACATATCAGCCAGGAATACCAACGGGTTTTATCCCACTGAATCAAGACTACTTGAGTCTTCAAGGGAACTTCACTTCTTTGAACGATCAATTTGAAGTGGATCACGTCCCATTAAACAGCATTTCAGGAACTCCGCCGAATGGTTATCATGAATCTATTCATTTGGTTCCTCAGTCAGACACGACTTCCAATCCACCCAATAATTATCCTCCCAATGGTTATGTTGCCACACCAGGATATGGACAACTTTTTGACGTGACAGATATTGATGGAACAAGTGGCACAACTCCAGATACACAGCTTTATTTTCTCTCCGGTGGCGGAGCGCTTACAGCGTTAACACGTAATTTTCAACCTGTATCTCTAACAAATGGCTATACATTTTTGCCGGGAGGATTAATTTTCCAATGGGGAATAACAGCGCCAAGCACAGCGAGTCAAACAATAACTTTTGCAACTTCAGGAAACATTAATTTCCCAAAGAATATATTTAATATTCAGGTTACAGCAAATAAAGCCGCAACAGCTACAAATGTAACAACAAATGTTTATGTTAACTTATCATCGGTAACATTAGATGGATTTCAGATATTAAACGCTAATAATGGAACTCTGGGCTATTACTGGCAAGCACTGGGAAATTGAAATGGACACTAGAGACAGCCAGATATTTGACAGCTACCTACCCGTCTATAATGTTGTACCCGAAAAATGGGAGGACGCGCGGCCTTTGCTTGTAGAAATCCTGAAAAAAATATCAGATGCGGTAAATATCCGTGAGATTGGTTGGTTTCTAGATGAGGAACTATTAACCGGCAAATCTTTCGTCCCTGGAATCAACTCAGTAAATGGTCAGACATCGCAGACATTCCGGCAGATATTGAGAAAAGTGATTATCTTCCCTGGTTTGACTATAGGATTGAATACGCAACCTCATGGTCTTACAGTGGATTACAATTTCACTTTGATCGCAATGTTTGGAGGAGCATCAGATGCAATCGCGCTCACAGGGGAACCATTACCTAATGGTGTAGATGTGATTAGTTATGATGCTACGAATGTTTATGTTACGGTTGCTGCTGCATATACAAGAGCCAGCGTGACAATGGAATACATACAAGAATTATAGGAGTTTAACATGGTAAAACTTAGTTTAGGATGGCTGGGATTAGCTCCCAAAAAGTGGAATAAAGGGGTTAATGATTTCTTGACAGGTACGGATGAAATTAGAGAAAACGTATCTACATTACGTCCAGAGCAGGAACAGGGATTTCAAAACCTCCAAAATGCTTCGAATGGACGCGGAGCCGGTGGAGCAGCAGGTGAAGTAGCAGACTATTATCGAAATAACCTAAGCGATAATCCTGCGGATCAACAAGCCTTCGCAGCACCACAAATGAGACAATACAACGAAGAGATTGTTCCTGGAATCTCAGAACAGTTCGCTGGTATGGGTGCAGGTGGATTATCTAGTTCTGGATTTCGTAATGCTCAAGTTCAAGGAGGAGTAGACCTTTCCGAGAGATTGGGAGCTATTAGGGCAGGATTAAGGCAAAATTCAGCTCAGGGATTACAAAATATAACTCAGCAAGCTTTGCAGCCATACAGCCAAAACATGGTCACAGAACCAGGTACAGAAGGTTTTTTTTCTCAAGCTGCGCCAGTAGTAGCAAATGCAGCACTGGCTTATGCAGGAATGCCTCCAGTAGCCGGCGGATTGAAAGCAATTCCAGGACAACCAGGGGCACCAGGAACTAAAACAATAGGTGGACAATCCAGTTGGACTGGGCAGAGAGGCCAACCTGGTCAATTAGGATTGCAAGGGCCACAGGGGATGAGATCCAGCCCACAAATTAGATAAGGAGATTTAACATGGCACAGAGAATAAAACAGGGTAATATTTTTGGCAGGATTGGCACCGGCATTGGTAGAGGTCTCGCTGAACAGGCACCTAAAGAGATTGAGCATTATAGGCTGCGAACCGGCCTACAGTCACTAGCCGATAAAGCAGATCAAGGCAATCTATCGCCTGCTCAATTTCTAGCTCAAGCAGCCGGCACATATGGCATAACGCCTCAGATGATTCAATCTTTCGGAGAACTTGCAAAGCAGCAAAATAAATCAAATGCTTATAGGAATGCCGCGGGCGGTCAAACTAACGACATGAGATCATCTCCCGATCTAAGAAGGCAACAGGAACAGCAATTATTAGATCAAGAAACAAATGATCAGCAATCAGGACAGCAAGGTTATAATCCTAATCAGATGCAGGGACAACCTAGTCGACCTTTAGGGATGAATGGCCAACAAACGCCAAATGTTAGACCCAATGAAAGGCCTCCAGAAATAGCGACCAAAAATCCTCTAGATCCTGCGGCAGCACCTAGATTGCCATGGACGCGACAACAGAAGTTTGATAGGCATAACTATTATAGAAGCAAGGGATTCTTAGACGACATGGCAGAAAAACTTACTGCTGAGGACGAAAAGACGGATTTAGCCGAGCCAGGGGCATTAAAGAATCGAAATGACTATTTTGAAGAGCAAAGTCAAAAAGCCAGGGATGAGTTTCAGAGACAATTAGAGCAGAAGTTGCAAAAAAAAGGTGATGATGTATTTGCAGATTTACCGGGCGAATATAAAGCCAATATGGAAAGAGGGATAGAAAGAGATCTAAGAGAACATCCTAATCTTTCCTATAAAGATGTTGCAGATGATTGGTCAGATAGAGCTCTTAAATTAGCTAAGACAAAAGGAAAATTTGAAAAAATGGCTGCAACTACAGGAATTGAAAGTTTTTGGAAAGGAGACGAAAACCGAAAGAAATTAGAGTCTTATTCTGGTATTTTCAAGAAGGCTGGCAACTCAGAGGAGTATTTCAACATGCTTCAAAGGAGTTCGGAACCTGCAATTCCTGCTACAAAAGAAGACCCTGGAGTTGCTGCAAAATATGGTTTTGACTTATCGCCTCAAGGAGCGGCAATAATAGCTTTTCCACCAAATCAAAACATGAGTAATTATGTTAAATCTTATAAACCAACAAGCAATATGTTTAAAATGACAGGTGCAGAATCTATACCAAGACAGATAGAGTCCGCAGCTAGAAAGGCAGCTATAGATATTGGAAAATTTCTAGATGAAGATCAAAGTCTTTTAACAGCCGCAAGAATGCTTAGCGATAGAGATCCTAATTTCGATCAGCAAGCTTTTTTTGACCAACTTAATGAAGACGAAGAAGCCGGTAAATTAAGAACAAATGCAAGACAAAGAGACGAATTAGCCGAAGGAAAAAAAGACATCGTGCCTCATTGGGGCGACATTTTAATATTCCCATGGCTTAGGAGATATGCACCATGATGAGACCAGATGAACAAGCAAATCAAGCACAAATAGATAGAGATAAACGCATAAGGCAAAATGTAGGAAGAGGAGTTAAAACGGCTGCCGAAATTGGTCTTACCGTGGCAAGTGCTTATGCTATTCCTGCGGCATCTGCTAGGGTTTTGCCTTGGTTAAATAAATACATTCCTCCTGAACTAGCAATGAAAGGTTTAAAGAAAGTTGCTCCAAAAGTGGCCGGTTTTCTTGAGCGCGGCCTATCTATGGGTTTAGATCTTGAAGAGGGAATGAACTTCGTAAAAGACAAGATTTCTCCTAAAAACGAGAAAGAATCGCCAGAAAATGCAGAAAATCCGCACAAAACGGGCAAAAATGCCAAAGAAAGCCGAAATATCATCGAACAATACTCGCCGGAACTGCATCAATTTATCGATCAAGAAGTAAAGAAGGGGCGCCCGGTCATACAAGCTGGTGCGCTTGCTCAGAATGATAAACGATTTACAGATATCATCAAGAAATTATCTAAAGATCATAAGACTGATTGGTCATCAATATTAGAATCCGTCTACGGTGGCGCACAATCGCCTAACGCATCTCAACAGCAGCAATCGCCCCAACAAGGACAACAAATGCAGCCAGCGCAAGCGCAAGGCGGTCAACAACAAAAGATGCAAGATCCATTAAGACAGGCGCTAATGATGGGGGATATCGGGGAAATAAAACGTGTCGCAAATGTAAATGACAAACAAGCTCAAGAAATGCTAAGACGATTTATTCAGAATTCACCCCAAGAAGCTAATCAACAAGATCAAGGCGATAAATGGGGTCAGATAGGGCAAACACTTAAAGACATATTGAATTCATGAATGAAGAACGAATTCAGCAAATCAAGGATCAACTCAGGCAGCTAATGCAACAAATCTCAGAAATGGGAGAAGAGCCGCCGCCTGAAATTCAAGATTTGCTACTTCAAGTTCTAGAAAAATCAAAACAGAAAATTCAGAAACTTAGAGAAGAAGAAAATAATCAACCTCCTCAGGGTGCGCCACCAACTCAACCCCCATTAGGTGGACAAACAGCGCCCGATCTTGAGGTTTCAAACGATGCACGTTTACTCTGGATTCTATCAGGTTCTCAACCTCAAGCATTCATTTCTTATTTGCGATCATTCCCAACGCCGGCAACCCAATCATTACTCAATGATCCGAATCATCTAAACGCAACAATCGAACAATTACAAAGATCCATACCTCAAGAAGCACAACCTGTTGTCGATGGAATACCACACGCAGATCTGCAAAGTTCCAACATCTGGGGTGCTAACTACGACCCTGCGACAGGTAAAATGAAGGTGCGCTTCCAAGGTGGTTCAGAATATGAATACGATGGCGTGCCTAAGAATATATTCAATGCTTTCATCAAGGGTAATGCAAGCGCTAAGACTAAGGGAAAGAATCCATATGGCGAGTGGTGGCCTCAAAAAAATCCATCGATGGGAGCCGCGATGAATCAGTATATTAAGGCTGGGGGTTTTACTTATCGGAAATTACGATAATTTTTTAGCTATTATAGAGATGAAAAAAGCTGTTCCCATAATAACAATTGGAATTCCCATACAGATACATATTTCTTTTCCTATATAAGTGACTAATATATCTTGAATCATAATTTAGGATCTTCTGGTAAATTCATCCAATGCGTAACGGTAGATAATGATTCTTCATAATTTTGAATATGCCATTCTATTTTGGGTCTTCTTTTTGATAAATATCCTGTGCTTATAGCTCCACTAGATAAATATAAAAGTTTTTCCCAGTTTACTTGAGGTAAAGAATCTTCGACTTTAATCCATTTGTTAATCAATGGGTGAATCACTTTTTTCTCTTTACCTGTAAAATTTGATCTCTCAAATGATTAGCAAGATATTCAATATTTTCATCTGGAGCATCATAGTCAGCTATTAATTTCTTTAAAGAAAAAATCAAGAAATTAAGGGTTATTTCTTTAGCAAAATCCCTATCTTCATCATTTTCACAAAGCGATAATTTTTTATCTACTTGTTCAAAAAAGGAATTGACATTTTCCATTACTTTTTTAAAGCATAGTTCTGCGGCTTTTTCTTCTGCATTAACTTCTTCCATGTAAATAACAGTATCAGCTAACTTATAAAATTCATCAAACATATCATCATTATCCATCATTCACCTTGTTCCTGAGTTTTAATCCACATAGGACAGCCTCTTCATCACAAGACAAGATAGACCCATTCGGCACAACCGCAGGCACTCCATATGCTAATGGGACTTCTTGTTTCTTATACCACTCAGAGATTGGCCCGTTTAGGATTATGATTGCTTGTCTACCTACACGTATCCTATTTAAGATATCTGGGTGATTAGAAAGATCATGGATTCCTTCGGCAATTCTTGAGAAAAATTCAGTCTGGCTAACGATCATTTCCCTAAGTATAACTTGGTCTTCGATTGGCATGTCGTTCATTTTTTGTTCCTTTCTTCAATTATGCAAAGCCTTCCATGAAAGTCTTTAATCTCTTTTTGAATAGATTCCACTATCCTACAAGTATGCAAGAAGTCATTCCTTGATTGTCTTACAGACCACAAGAACAAACCTAAGTTAGCTCCAATTATCATCATTACTTGATACCATTCCATTATTCAGCCTTTTTCGTTTGTGCTCGGTCATTAATCATGCAGCATTTTTTCATTTGAAGAATTGATTTTATTACCTGATTATCAGTGTGGATTATGCTAAGCAAGTTGTAAATTTTTTCTGTAGTTTCTTCCAGTTTATCAAGACGTTTATCGACAACCTTAATTTCTCCATTATCGACAACCTTAATTTCTCCATTGATTTCGATAACTTCGCTTTGCGTCTTATCAAGACTATAAAGAATATATCCAAATAAAAAAATTAAAATAGCCGTTTGTATTCCTATAGCCCACGTCAAAATAGTCAATGCGTCCATAAAATCCCCTTGTTAGTCTAAATACCATACCATATTTTCTCTGTGAAGTCAAAAACTCTAGCGCTTAAAAATATTATTTGTTAGGTTGATGAAAGCGCATAAAGTGAGATCGCTACTCATCGGCTGGAATACGTAATCGCCCACGTAGAAATTAGATCTAATAGAAAAAATCTTATCTACGGAGATGTTATGACAGCCTGCCTTCCAAATAATGTTAACGGTGCTTTTGCTGATGGTGTAGACGGATTTGTTTACCCACAATTTATTACAGGAAACCGTGCACCGACCTCACAAGATATATATAATCCAGGTACAAGAATTTTCAATGCTTCGGTTAGTCCTGGTGTGATCTACGAAACTGTAGGCGCAGGCATTTGGAACCAAGCAGGAGGAGCACTTGCAACTGCCACAACAGCAGGTAACGTATTCCTAGCAACACTAGCTCAAACAGAATCAGGTGGTGCTCCTAGCGCTGCTTATGTATCATCTGCAAATGACGTGGCAACAGCTTTAGCAGCCATTGTCGTTGGTGCAGGCGTACCGGCAACCACAGCTCAACAGGGATATGTCTTCCTAGCTACCAATGCGGAATCAATTGCAGGCAGCCCCCTTACAACCAATTACGCTATCAATCCTGGTACTCTACAATATGCTCTTGCTAATGGAGTCTTCCCTATTTCTGCGGGTGCTACGACCATTGTCGGCACAACCAACATAAATGCTTCAGGCGCAGCAGTCACAACTATCGCGACAGGCGGCACGGGTGCTTTAGCTCTTGGTAATGCGACGGGTAATACGACTTTGACAGGCAGCTTCTCGACGCTTACAGCAGCGGGAACATTCGCAATCGGAACAGCGGCTCAGACAGGTACTACAACGATTGTTTCTTCTACCGCTGCAAATAGCGTGCTAATACAAAATGGTATAGCCGCGGGCGCGCAAATCACGAGCATCAATAACGGGGCTAATGCAGCCAATAGCACTCTAAACCTTATGTCTGGTGCAAATACAGGGGGAACACAAGCCGTTAACATCCTCACCGGCACATCGACAGGTGGAACGCAAACTCTAAATATAGCCACAGGATCTTCTCCGGCTGTTGTCAATATTGGTAACTCTGCTGCTGGCGCCATTACTATCACCGTAGGTACGGGCGGTTATTCTATTGTAGGCGGCGGAAATACAATCGGAATTGGTAACGACGCAGTCGCTGCAAATACTATCGCAATTGGCGGTACAGGCGCAAACGTCATCGGGATCGGAAATACACAGACCGCAGGATCGATATCTCTTGGCGGTTCGATGACAACCGGTACGATCAGTATTGGAGGCACAATTGAAACAGGCGCCATCAACCTAGGTATTTCTACAGCAGCTCAAACTATCGGTATTTCTAACGCTGCATCCAATACAGGAACAAGTGTTGTAAACTTACTCAGCGGAGCGACTCCAGGAGCAGCACAGACATTAAATATCATGACTGGTGTGTCTAGTGCATCCGTGGCGCAAACAGTCAATATTCAGACTGGTAATGTAGCTACGGGTACTTCTGTATTCAATCTAGGTACAGGATCACAGCCTATTGCGATTAACATTGGCGGTACAGGCGCAGGAGTCAAAACCATAGCGATAGGTAACGGTGTATCGGGAAATCAAATCACTATCGGTAATGGAACTAATACAACATCTCAAACTATTTCTATTGCAAGTGGAGCGTCTGCGACACAAGCAAGCGCTGTAAATATTCTAGATGGAGCAACTCCCGGAGGAAATCAAACCCTTGCTGTTATGGCAGGTGTTGCCTCTGCAGGAACGCAGTCAGTGCAGATTCTTGGTGGTGCAAATACTACTGGCAGCCAAAACTTCCAAGTATTTAATGGTGTGATTGCAGGTGCTACGGATTCAATAGCCTTGTTCAACGGCGCGATTGCATCAGGCACATGCACATTCAACCTATTCAACGGAAATGCGACAGGCGGAACACTTGTAGCCAACATTTTTGGTTCTGTAGCAGCAACCACATCCGGCACAATAAATCTAGGCACAGGCGCTGCGGCTCATATAGTCAACATCGGAAGTACGTCAGCAGGCGCTATAGGAATTACTTCAGCAGCTAATATCACCAACACCATCGCCACAGGGCATACATATGCAGTTGTTGGCGGCGGCGGTACAATTAATATTGGTATCGATGCCGGCAATACTATAGCGATTGGTAACGGTGCATTTGCCACGACAGTTGCTCTAGGGTCTGCTAATACCACATCAACCACGACAATTAGTGGTGGATCTGGAGGTCTTGCGATTGTACCCGCAAGCGGTAAGATATCAGTTACCCCATCTACAGCAACAAGCGCATCAGCTTCTCAAACTATTAATAATAGATTTGGAGTGGCGACATTTACGGGATTCACAACAGCATCAGCAGGAACACAAGCCTTCACAATATCGAATACTAACATCTTGACTACATCAGCCATTAACGTCACAGTAACAAACTTAAATGCCTCTACGAATGGGGCTTTAATGGGTATTACGGGCATTACTCAAGCTGCTGGATCTATTGTTGTGACATGCAAAAACAATGGCGGTGGTGCTTTAGGAGCTGGCGACAACGTTCTACTAACATTCTGGATATATTCATAAACAAGGACAGATTAAATATGATGCAGCAAGTAACAAGGTTCACATCAACAATCGATAACAAGACAAGCCACTGGATTGTCGAAAGTGATACAACGCTCGAGATAGCAGAGAAAATGTGTATGCAGTTCATGCAGCAACTTGGGTCTATAAAAGCACAACAAGAAGCGCTCAAAGCTGCACAAACTCCTGTTACTGAAGATAAAGTTCCTGATGGCGAATGCTGCAATATAGAAAGCGAGGAGTCATGCGATGTCGAATGCTGAACAAGAATGGTTCCAGGCAATCACAGCGAGTCAATTTAACACAGGTACATTATCCGGTACATTTCAGCCAGTTTTTACTTCTGGATTTCCGGATAACTTTAAAATAATGACTGTATATAATGGTTCTGGTGTAGCCGTAGACTACAGTTTTGATGGTGTAAATTTTCATGGTGTATGGCCTGCAGGTGCGACGCTTATCGTAGACTTACAGGCAAATCACTCTGACAATCCTCCTTATGGATCTGGTACTTTAAACGGTATTGCCGGTCAAAATTTATGGGTCAGGACAGCCACCAATCCAACGTGGCTTACTGTTGGAGGATTTAGATGAGCCAATTTTTCACAGTTGCCGCGTCATCTTCTGGTGTAGTGTTTTCGGTAACTGGGTCGAATGGTGTTACCGCTTCTCCAACCGTGGGTAACGTTGTCGTTTCTGGCGTAAACGCAACGACATCAACTGTTGGAGTAGCTTCTTTTAATTCAGCAGAATTCACAGTGAACGGAGCAGGTCAAGTTTCTTTGGTTGGAGCGTCGGCGCCGGCAATCCAAACTATCAACGGCATTAGTCCCAATGGATCTGGTAATTTTGGGATTTTAGGCACAGCGAATCAGATAGCAATCACTGCGGGTGTAAATCAAGATACTATCTCATTGATAGGCCCATATACCCCAAGCACTTTTACTACAAACGGCGTTCTATTTGGGAATGGGACATCTGGAATAGGCGTTACAGCAGCAGTAAATAGAGCGGTTTTGACTACAGGTTCAACAGGAATTCCCGCATTAATAGCATTGACAGATGGTCAATTGATTGTTGGATCAACAGCAGGATCACCAGGCGCAGCCTCTATAACAGCCGGCGCCGGCATTGCAGTAACACTTGGTAGCAATTCAATCACTATTGCCAATACCGCTGGCGGTTTCAAATGGAATGATCAGACAGCTGATCTCAATCCTATAGTTCCAGAGAATGGTTATTTCGCAGATAAAGCAGCTTCAAGATTAATTCTGACATTGCCCACAAATGCAGTACAAGGCGATTCATATATGATATCAGGATTTGGTGCCCAAGGTTGGCAACTAGTCGCTGGAGCAGGACAAGTAATTCATTTAGGGAACCAAGTAACATCCACTAATGGAACTTTAACATCTACTAATCAATGGGATGGCGTAGAACTTGTTTGTAGTCCAGTGACAAGCATTTTTGTTGTTATTCATAGCATTGGAAGTATTACTGTGGCTTAATAAACACTAGGATAAAATATGGCGACTGGCAATGCAATAAATGCGGATACACCTGGGATTGTCGGTTATGACGGCGTGGGTAATTTTACTGGCACATCCGCCGTGCAATATAGCGTTGTAATAGGAGGAGCGACATTAAGCACTCTTGTTATGATAGCACCTTCTGCAACTGTTGGAAACCCATTAGTATCTGCTGGAGTATCTTCAAATCCTGTTTACAGTGCTACACCAACCGTTACGAGCATTACAATTTCTAACGCTCCCGTTTCAGGAACAGATGGAGCAAATAAAACCTACGTTGATTCTGCGATAACAGCCGTTAACCCTGCTACTAGTGTCGTAGCTGCCTCCACAACAAATCTAAATTCCACATATCTAAATGGTGTTTCAGGAATCGGTGCTACTCTTACCAATGCTGGATCTCTAGCAGCATTTACCATAGATGGTCAAACCCCTACAATCGGTCAGAGAGTTTTGATAAAAAATCAAACTTCTACTTTTCAGAACGGTGTTTACACAGTCTCAACACTAGGTACAGGTGCAATAGCATGGATCTTGACTCGTGCTTTAGATTATGATCAGCCTTCTGATATTAATAATACAGGAGTAATAAATGTATTAAATGGTACCGTGAATGCTTTGACAGGATGGTTATTAAATTCAACTGTTAATACAGTAGGAACAGATCCGATCACATATGTTCAATATAGCAATGCTCCCATTTCAGTTACTCAGTACGATGTATTAGTAGGAGGAGCAGGAAATGCAATCAACAGTGTAGGTCCAGGAAGTGCAGGTCAATATCTGCAATCGGGAGGCAATTCTGCTAATCCTGCTTATAGTACTGCTACTTTGCCTGCTACAGCAACAGGAACAGGAAAAGTTTTAATTGCTGACGGTACCAACTGGGTTGCAAGTACTCCTACATTCCCTAACGCTTCTGCATCATCAGGTAAAATTATTATTTCTGATGGTACTAATTGGATAGCATCTACACCCACGTATCCCAATACAAGCGGATCGGCCGGCAAAGTAGTCATTTCTGATGGAACAAACAACGTTTACAGTACTCCTACATTTCCAAATGCCTCAGCTACAACGAGGAAAATCATAGTATCCGATGGTACCAACTGGGTTGCATCTACGGAAACTTATGCGACTCCGGGTTCATCCGGTAACGTATTGACATCCAATGGCACTAATTGGACAAGTGCAGCACCAGCAACAAGTGGCACCGTGACGACTGTTTCTGTAGCATCGGCGAATGGTTTTGCTGGAACAGTGGCTAATGCTACAACAACTCCGGCAATTACACTAACGACTACAATAACGGGTGTTTTATCAGGAAATGGCACCGCAATATCAGGAAGCACAGTCACACAGCATGGCGTTCTTTTAGGAGGCGCTTCTAACGCTGTAGGATCAACCGCCGTTGGATCTACAGGACAAGTGCTACAGGCTAATACAGGAGCAGATCCCACATACTCTACAGCCACATATCCTTCTTCTTCAGGAGGTACAGGAAAAATTCTTTATGACAACGGCACTAACTTCGTTGAGTCTACACCTACTTTTCCGGCAAGTGCAAGCGCAACATCACGAAAGATCATTGTATCTGATGGTACTAATTGGATAGCAAGCACCGAAACATATGCGGTACCAGGTACATCAGGAAACGTTATGACATCTGACGGAACAAACTGGACAAGTGCAGCTGGTGGTGGAGCTACCATTTATAAGGCCAGTGGTTCTCTTACTAATACTCAAATAAAAGCCTTGGGAACAACTCCTGTAATCGTAATACCAGCGCAAGGAGCTGGAACTGTAATCGTTCCAGTTTCAGCAGTCCTAGAATTAATTTATGGTGGATCAAATGCTTTTTCGGCTACGTCTGTACAGTTATACCTAACAACTAGCACGACAGGAACATTCAATCTTATAATGGGTTTAGGTATTATGACCTTTATCCAAGCCACAAGCAATTCTATTTCGTGGGGTATTATAGGAGGACCTGCTCAATCAGGAGTGGGTTCTCCCCCGTGGGTCAGTTCTGCGGCATCGGTCAATATAGGTATGGCAATATGTGCCAGTGGAGCTATTACGGGTAATGCAGCCAACAATAATACAATAAATTATTCAATTTATTACTATGTTGCTTCTGCCATATAACAGATGTCTGTAAAAAATAAAGAAAAAAGCCCAAGGTGGCCTCGGGCTAATATGACTCTAAAACTCAAGTAGTTAACTTTGGCAAGAAACAACAAGGAGGATAGAATCACAATCAGAAGATAGATGAAAGAAAGATTTTCAGCAATAAATATCCTCTCACTTGAGAGATAAACAGCAGTAAAATATGTGTAAAGATGACATGTCTAAAAAAGACTGTTGCTGCTGCAACCAAGGACCTCAAGGGGTTCCAGGATTGCAAGGAGCTCAGGGAATTCAAGGCGTTCCAGGAGCTCAAGGATCAACTGGTCCTCAGGGCGTTCAAGGCGTAATGGGCCTACAGGGCGTTCCAGGAGTATGTCAGCCAGGAGATTGTACAGGTGGTGGAGGAGCAGCTTGCGAAAGATACGCAAACGTGATGCAGCCACACGCGAATATTAAAATATATATCAACATCATATAGTCTCTCTTCCTTGTTAGGGGGTTACTTGTCAAAAATGATGGGGAAAGGGCAAGCCTAAAAGACTTGCCCTTACTTTTCTACTCCCAAGTACTATGTTGTTTGCAATGCAACCTTCTCTCTAGTATTAGATTTTCAGTCTGTAGACTTACGATCTTTTTGGCCAATATCCCGATGATTATCTCATCGGGATTATCGGACATTTCAATCCATTCGGCAGCACTTTCGCGCACTTGTTCGATTATGTGTATGTGGTTCATATTATGACCCAAGCCTTCCGGATTTTCCGTACACCATCTCAGCGGTTGGAGTTAATATTCCCTTAGCTCTAGGCTTTTCCTCGAATAGATCCACTTGAATAGTCTCCTCTTCGACGATTTGTGTGGCGCATTCTATTTTTTTAGATTGAAAAAGTTCCATATTTTTTATACATGCAGATTTAACTCTCTCGTAAATCTCTAACGGTATTTCTTCAAGAGTAGGCGCATAAAAGTTATCCTTAAGCGAGGTCATTACGGATTCTTTATACTCGGGATCGCATTGATCGAGTATGCCAGATAGCTCACTCGCTTGATCTTTAGTAATAGCAACCATCGTTCCCGTCTCGATATCAATCTGAATATTTTTAGCAGATGGGATTGTTTCAAGCTCTGTTTCATCTACTAAACCAAGGCCGGATATGCTAAGCGTAACCCTTCTTTTAGCTTTGGTTTCCGCTTTCATGATAGCGTTAGCTTTGGCGTCTCCTTTCAAATGGCCGATAGTGACAGCACCTGTAGATTCGTCAGTACGTCCAATTCGATCACGCGCTCGCGCCTTAACGATATAAAGGTCATCGACTACCTTACCCTCAATTCCTTCGATTGAGATGCCGTTGAGCTTCCTAAGCTGTTCTGTGCATTCTTTTTTGGCGTATAGAGTTAGCTTCCCATTTAACAAGATGTAATCAAATGGCCGGGTAAAAGGATTAAGTCCTGCGCTTTCGCAAAACTTGTGATAATAATGGACTCTTTGACGGGGATTTAGCTTAGATAAATCTCCCTGCATAACGACTTGTTCGATGACCGAGAAGTCTAACTCATCAGTTGTAACTAATGCTTGCATATTTCTACCTGTGTTTTTTGATTGATTAAAACCACTGGCAGCAATATGATCATTGCCGCAGCGACTTGGATTTTGATTAACTTGACTTGGCGGTCTGTTATATGTTTGAGGAGCTGCTCTATTTATCATTTCGAATCCCTTTGTAATTTTTTTCTTTATTTTTTGCCATCAAAATCAGACTCTTACGAGTCTGATTTATTAAGTAAGTATTCTAGTCTATCTTCCAGACAATCAAATTCGTGATCATCTTCACATTCATCGTCTACGGGATCATCGATTATCATTTTATCCTCCTTTAGCCTTTACCTCGGCTCCTTGTGATATATATTATCATTTAGCTAATTTTTAGACAAGACAAAAAGCTAAATATATGTAAAAAAACAATACTCTTGCGTTTAAAATAACAATTTTATAACATGGGTATGTAGAAAAAATGGAGGCACTATGCAGGTAACAAACCTTAGATCATATTTAGCAGAAAAAAACATGACGCTGAAGGAATTCGCTAAAAAATTGGATTACACTTATGTTTACGTGTCACGCGTAGCGAGCGGAAAAGTTAAACCGTCCTCTAGAATGATCCGTGATATTAATAAATTAACAGACGGCATTATTGATATTAATATAACACCCAAGCAATGAAAAAGGCGCAGGAATCTGGTAAAACCCACGCCTAAACCTGAGAGGGTTTCTGGATATAATTTACATAGTACTAATATATCGATCAACAAAAAAGCCTGAGCGCATCGAGACGCCCAGGCTAAACAAAGGGAACAGGAATGTTAACGACCTGATCTACCGCATACGATAGCAGAGTAAATCACATAGGTCAACAAAAATGTGGCGTATAAAGATTGTGAGAGGTATAAAAAATAGCATTATGCTTGAAAATGACAAGGAGCCTCCCCAGGCTCCTATCCAAGATAACTGAGTGTGTAGAGCCCCAGATTATATACTATGTCATTTTTAAGTCAACACCTTCCTTAGCTCTAGAGGAAAAAGGACTAAAAATGACAGATCATGAAGAAAAAGACTCTCCTAATTATTACGCGCATCTCATAGCACCAGTTAGATATTCCAAAAAGTTAGAGGCCGCCGCTAAACTTCTTTATGCTGAAATAACGGCCTTATCTAATAAACATGGATATTGCTGGTCTTCAAATAAATATTTCGCAGAGTTATATGATGTGGATACACGAACTATCCAAAGATGGATGCAGTCACTAAAGGACGAAGGTTTTATTGTTATCGAGTTGCAAACGGAAGGCATACAAACAAAAAGAAAAATTTGGATTACAGAGACGATTAAATATAATCTTACAGAACGACAAAATTGTCACCCCCCCACGACAAAATTGTCACCCCCCCCTGGCAAAAATGTCGTACCTAATACTAAACCTAATACTAAACCTAAGAAACTACTTACTAGGAAAGAGGAGGCTACGCCTCAAGAAGTAGTATTTCCATGCCTTGACCAATTAAAACTCTCAGCCTCCAAGAAGAGACAGCTTTCCAAGAAACACTCTGAGGAGATCCTGATAGACGCGGTTAAGAAAGCCATGGCCTGGAAAGGGAAGAAGTCGCATGAAGCGGCCATTGAGACGATACTCTCCCGGGCAGGGGATTGGAATCAGGCTCCCGACAAAGAGGACATCATTGAAAAAAATAAAGAATATCTCAAAGGATTAGAAAAAAATGATGGCAAGAAACTGGGAAAATATCGCTGTATTGTCGCATATCAAACAATAGAATTTATCTCTGAAGGAATGGGAGCGATTCCCAAAATATTCGACGTAAAACAATTAGATTTCGTTGATCAGGTCAATGAATTTATAAAACAAAACAAGCCGAGATGACTCGGCTAAAGGAAAAAACATGAAAGAAGACCATTCAATCGATAATTTAATCCCCGATTATGAGAGTGCTCTCTCATTAAATTTAAGTAAACTTAAAGGTTTAATAGATGAGATTAGAGAAAGATCATATCGTCGAGGTGTGACACATGGATACAGTTTTGGGATGTCTCATTGTGGATCATCGAAAGATGAAAATATAAAGAAAATAATGGAAAAAATTTACTTATGGAGTCGAGATATTAAAAAGACTGGAGGAGTTCCATGTACATATTTCGAGGAAATTCAAATGTATTTCCCAAAAGATTAAATAATATTAACATCATGGCGGTAGGACTAAAAACCTATCGCCAAGGAAACAAATGCCTAAAATAACATGCGAAATACCAATACGCACAGTGAGCGAACTTAACTGCAATGAGCATTGGACTAAGAAAGCCAAGAGGCATAGGCAGCAGAAATTTTTTGTGCGAGAGGCATTGAAGCATGTGATCAAGCAGGTGACACTCCCATGTAAGGTGACGGTAACGCGATTGGCTGAAAGAACGCTGGATTCGCACGACAACCTGCCTTCATCAGTCAAATATCCGATTGACGCGATTTGTGAGCTTCTACGGCCCGATCTCGCGCCAGGCAGGGCAGATGACGACAAAGGCATTATAATCGCGTACGCGCAAAGCAAACAGGCAAAAATGGCAATTAGGATTGAGATAGAGTATGGAGGATCTTAAATATATGGAAACTATGGTAGGTTTGGATAAAGATGAGATGATATGGACATTCAGTGGCGGAAAGAGCATTCTGGGTCTTCGTTGCCTTTTGCATTATCTAGAATCAAGAGGATTTACGGGATTTTACACTTCTGAAGAAGTAGGTTTATACTTCATTAAAGGATCGAATGAAGATGAGTGATTCAGAATCAAGAATGAGATCTCAATGACTTCTTTGCCATACGATATTGACTGTGGATGAAGCGAATGGCATGATCAGGATCAATTAACGCCATTTTGTTAACATCCACATGTTGCTTCTTGAGATTCTCGCACATCAAAGAGACAGCCATTTTCCGTTTTGTAGAGCCATTCAATTTTGTCATGTTTTTGTTTCCCCAATACATCTTTAAGGTGTTCATTCTCAATAAGAACATCACCCAAAATCTTTTTTAATGCCCCCACTTCAGCAAAGAGTTTCTTCCTTACTTTAGTCAAGCTATCACTCAGCGCATCAATTTGCTTTTGCATGATTTCAGCACGCAGCTCATCAGCGCTTTTATTTTCAATGTTAAATTCTAACTGAACGTCTACACTCATAAAATCACCTCTTGGTAAGGATCATATTGTCGAGGTAGCATCAATTAAAACTCAACTGAAATTCCATAGATATGATATAAATTATTTTTTTTCAATAGGGCACTAATGATTTCTGATGATGATTTAGAAAATATGGAAGACACTGATCTATTATCTATAGTAGATAGGTACAAATGCGTTAGATCTTTTGAATCCGAATTTATCGACTCACTCTATGAACGAGATGGATTTACAGAAAATCAGAGAAATGCACTAATAAACATAATTGTAAAGTTTAGGATGATAAAAAAAATACAGATATATGAGATGAAAAATGATTAAATGGACTCTCAAAGAACTAGCCATTAAGGATCTAAAGAATCACCCCAAAAACCCACGCCAAATTAAAAAAGATCAGCTTGCGCGCCTCGCCGAAAATATGAATAAATTCGGCCTAATCGACAAGCCAATCGTTAATGCCGATATGACCATCATTGGTGGACATCAGCGTATTCGCATTCTAAAGAAGCAGAAGGTTAAAACTATAGAATGTTGGGTAGCACCAGAGCAATTATCAGACGATCAGGTTGATGAACTTTGCATTAGCCTTAATCTGCATGGAGGTGCATGGGACTTTGACATATTAGCAAACGAATGGGAGCCTTTAAAGCTATTGGAATATGGATTCACAGAAGAGCAGCTATTAGGACTCGCAGAAGGCGAAGGAAGTAAGTTAGATGATGAGTATGAATCCGAACTACTAGAACCGCCAAAGAATCCTAAAACTAAACCCGGTGACATCTACATCCTAGGCAACCATCGCCTGATATGCGGTGACTCAACCGATAAAGACACAGTCGATAAAGTACTTAATGGTGAAACACCCATATTAATGTGCACCGATCCTCCTTATGGGGTAGAATATGATGCTAGTTGGAGATCAAAAATAAAAACTCAAAAAGGAAAAACATCTATCGGTAAAGTAATGAATGATAATTTAATTGATTGGTCAGAATCATGGAAACAATTTCGCGGAACTATCTGTTATATATGGCATGCGAGTATATTCGCTAGTGAAGTACAGAAATCATTAGAAAAATATGATTTTGAATTAAAATATCAAATAATTTGGGTAAAGCAACAAGCATTTAATCGAGGTGATTATCATTTTTATCATGAACCTTGTTTTTATATGGTGAAAAAAGGAAAAAATCATAATTGGAATGGAGATCATAAACAAAGGACTGTTTGGGAAATAGATTCTTTAAACCCATCAAGAAAATCAGAATCATTAGAAAATAATGAAAAAACAGCCCATTCGACCCAAAAACCATTAGAATGTATGGCTAAACCTATACGGAACAACACCGCGCCCGGCGAAGGCGTATATGACCCTTTCTTAGGATCAGGCACAACGCTAATAGCAGCCGAACAGCTAGGACGTAAATGTTTTGGAATCGAGCTAGATCCCGCCTATGTGGATATTATAGTTGACCGTTGGGTAAAGTATCGCGAGAAAAATGGATTAGACGCAAAAGTCACATTAAATGACCATGATGTCTATTGGAATAGAATAATAGATTTAGGAAAAAAATCATGAAATCAGACGAAGATATACACCTTGGACATCAAATGATCATCAAAGAATTCAATAAATTGATGAGAGATGAGAAAGTGGGAAAGGGAAAAGTAAAATTTATGCGATTCGAACGATTATCCGACGAAGACACGTCATCTATTCGAGAAACATGCCCCATTTGTTGGAACGAATCAGTAGCCTGCGTGTGCATGGAGGAAGATGCCCAGAGTTCCTAAGAAATGCGAACATTGTAATGAAATTTACTGGTGCGAGCTTTCATTAATTTCCGAAGCTGTCCATGGTTGTCGAGGAGAAAATAAATTACATCTCATAGAAACAATAATTCATGAAGCAAGATCATATAAAATAGAAAAAATATATGTATCTAAGCCTAAGACATTAGAAACATATATATGTAATAACTGCGATCGTAAAATACAATCTAAAAGTAAGAGGGTATATTGTTGCAGGAGTTGTTATCATCACCATCATACTAAGCTCGCTAATGAAAGATGGATTAAAAGAAACAACGTAAAAAGGAAGCCTGCTTCTTGGGTAAATAACGCGCTAAATATGCGAGCTACTAAATCAGAAGGCAGTTGGTTAAAAAAATACAAATCAGTAAGGGGCTAAAATGATCCTGCAATTATCTCCTAGTCTTCCAATCCTTACCCCTAAAGGATCAGCCATTGCACATTTTTTGATAGACTATGGCATTGAATCTAATCTCATGTGGGTGTGTTTCATAGATGCTACCGGCGAATGCTGGACATTTCAAAATCCAGACATTCGCGCGCAGAAAAACATTACTCAACATAGAAATAATATTACTTCGATTTCCTAATCTTCTTCGGTACTGATCATTTTCGTATAATCATTTAATCTTTTATTAAGTATGCTCACAGAAAAATTGATATTATTTTCCATCATTATTTCTAACATAACATTTTTTTCTTCTAAATATCTATTAGATTTTTGCATCCAATATAAGCAAATATCTCTGATCTCTTCAATATTTTCGGAGTCATAAGGATTTTTCATTTCATGAACTCCAAATTTTCCAGCCTTCTAATAGTCAATTCAGACATTGGCCTGTTTGGGCTCTTCACCCATCGCATATAAGTCCCATATGGTATGTCTATTAGACGAGCCATCTTCTCTTTTGTGAGTCCAAGATGCAACCTTTGAGCCTCTAGTTTGTCGATTAGGTTCATTATTTTTTTCCTTATAAATTTCTATTTTTTATTTCTACTTTCAAAAAATCTTGAAAAAGATCTTCATATCTTTCGCGATTTTCATGTTTTAAAACATAAAGGGTCTCTTCGGCTTTCCTATGATCTCTACACGCATATAAGATAAATTCGTCAAATTCTTCATATATTGCCGAATCAATCAAATGTAAGTTTCCATTTACTTCAAATTCTATCATGGCTTAATAATCTCCGAGTTAAGTTGCAAGCATCTTCCATTCATGCTACATGTCGCAGCTTCACTAAGTGTTTTTGTGTCGAAGTCAAAAAACATAATGGGAGTGTTTACAAGAATTTGCCATAGGATCGCATATTTAGTTTGTAAGTCTGCATCATTTATAAATTCCAATATTTCTAGCTTAGTCATTACTTACCTCCGTTTAGTTGTGCTTCCATATTTCTTTCCTTCTTTAATTAGGTCGTAAATCATAATATGCATGGTATCCATTCTGGCATTGGCCGCAGCAATAGAGCTGATATTAGTTAGTGCTATCGACAAGGCAATTCCAAACAGAGCGATATTTACCGCAATGATTGCTATAGTGTCCGCATGGTCTTTGAAAAATTCCGTGTTGTTTTTAGGTTTCATTTAATTACTCCCAAACTTTTTCAATGTACGTTCTCTCAATGTTAATGCAGGCCCAGGTACATTTCTTTTATTGATTATTAATTTTGCATCATCTAAAAGATCTAATTTTCTTAACCATACATCTGCTATTTCCTCAGCATACTGATAATATCCTTCAGGCATCACGTCACCCGCTGTTTTTCTAGCCATGATGGAATCAATCCAGTGTTTAGTTTGTTGAATCCATGCTTTTTTAATTTCTTCTGCCCATGCGATTTGTTTCTCTGTACCTTTCATATATATCCTTTTGTTTATCTTTCGTTTTCTTGTAATACACACCTGTAAAATGTCAAATCACTGCGGTTTTCTATGATAAATTTAGCATCTGTCAACGCGTTTAACCTGCTTGTGATAATTTTTATTTGTTCATCCGTATAGAGGGAAACATTGGTATCTAATTTTCTAATAGCATCTGCTCTGATTTTATTTGCCCACTCTATTTGTTTTTCCGATCCTGTTAATTCTAATGAAACTTCGCTGCTGCCATTATTCACGTAATATTCTAACATTTGGTCTTTTCTCATATATATCCCTTTGTTTTTGTTTGTATCATCCTTTCCTACTTTAGCAACTGGCGCCTTGGCTACCAGCGTTACTCGCGTACTTGTTTGATGTACCTAATATAACACACATGTACATATATGTCAACACACAATGATTAATTTAATTAAGTTAGCACATGAAGATAAAGAGTGCTAAATCCCATTGTCACTATAGGGTACTCCATAGTGCGATACTAGAGAATAATTTGATTTAAATATAGATGTGTCACGTTAGAATCATGTTTAATATTCTTGACAACATGTTATCAAATATCCTATTCTCACTCTCACAAACAAGGGAATATTATGGAATGGCCACAAGTCATATCAATCATTGGAGCCAATCTTGCTATGTTTTTATGGTCGGTTAGACAATCAAATACTTTTTACATGCACCTTGATAAAAAGATGGAAGACAACCGCAAAGAAACAAATGGACTAATAAAAGCCATTCAAGAAGAAATTAAAGACTTCCATGAAAGACTATTTAAATTGGAACAGGAAAGAAAGAAATGAAAGGTAAACGAGTCGGATATAAAAGAGTAAGCACAAATGAACAAAATGCAGACAGCCAACTAATGTCGGTGGAGTTGGACAAAACTTTTATAGAATTTGAAACTGGCTATTCAACTAAGGATCGTCATCAGTTAGCCGCTTTGAAGGAATATGTTAGAGAGGATGACATCGTTTTCGTTGAATGTATGGATCGACTAGGACGTGACGGTTATGATCTAGATGAAATAGTTGAATTCTTATTGGAAAAAGGCGTCCAGATTCATTTCGTTCGAGAAGGTTTCATTTTAGGTAAGAAAAATGATATCATGTCTAAACTATCTTATGACATGATGAAAGCTTTCATTCATTATTATTCTCATCTTGCTAAAGAACGCCAACGCAGAGGTATCGAAAGAGCAAAAAAAGAAGGAAAATATAAAGGTAGAAAATCTAAATATGATGAATTGATGGGTCATAAAATAAGAGACGCACTTCAAACCAGAGACACTAAAACTAAAATTGCTAAAGACCTAGGAATATCACGCTTCAGTTTATATCGCTATATGGAGCAGCTTAATTTAAAATGAAATATGCAGAGAAACTGGCAATAGCTCGCCTATCTTATAAAGATATAAAAGAAGTTGTCGACAAATGGCAGGCTTCTAATTTAGAAATATATGCTTATTGGGATGGAAAAATAGAAGTGGATGGAGAAATGTTTCAAGAATACCAATTGAGAGATCCTGAAGAATGATAATATTTGATTTAGACGGCACGCTATCAGATTGTGAGCATAGACGGCATTTTGTTGATCCTAGAAAGAACTCTAACGCTAAATATATTTATGATGGAATTATAGAATGCGAAGATGGTCGCGCACTAAATGGTAATTATTATTACAAAGGAACTGAAAGAAGATGGCAGCCAGACTGGCAATCATTCTACGAGGCTTGCGATCAGGATTTGCCGATTGAGCCTGTGGTTGAACTTTGGAATGATCAAATTTCGTTAGGAGCGATGGGTCATCATCAAATTTGGTCGGGAAGATGCGAATCAGTTCGAGCAATGACAGAAAAGTGGTTAAGTAAAAATCTGTTATGTTTTGAACCTAATCAATTAAAAATGCGTCCCATCGGCGACAATACACCTGATGACCACTTAAAGGAGAAGTGGTTAGATGAAGAGATTTCTACAGGCAATAATATAGATTTCGTGTTTGAAGACGATCCTAAATGTATTGCGATGTATCGACATCGAGGAATATTTGTGTTTAACTGTGCACAACATGATGAGGAGTTTTGATGGCAGATGAACTTTTACAAAAAGTAGTTGAGTCAATCGCTACTCACGAAAGAGAAATAATTGATGAATTTTGTAAGGCTTTCATGGCTCACAAAAGTTTAGAAGGGGTTAAAATCGAAGATATTTTTAAAAATTATACTTTATGTACAAATCCTTTTACACAAGAAACACGTAGACACTGGTTTGAAAAAAATTGTGAAGAACTAGAGCCTGATTTCACGTGGAAACTCTGGAAAACTCACCTAAACGAAGAGACAATGCACTTTGAGGGAACAATAGATATTCTAAAATTCAAACACCTGCTTACAATGCTCGAAGCGGCAGGTTATGACAATATTTTCTGTAAATTTCCTATTGATATCACATGAGACTATTGATTCTCATCTCAACTCTGTAGTACTGTTTTCTTTAACAATAAAGAATGGTAATAAATGGCTAGGTTACCAAAAGAAATTGATTGGAAGGTTGTAGAAAAACTTGTGGAATGCGGATGTAGCGGAGTTGAAATAGCAAGAAAATGCGACATAAAAAAACAAACATTCTATTCTAGATTCGAAAAAGAATATAATGAAAAGTTTCAGGATTATCGTACCGAACTCGAGAGTGGAGGAACAGCAGATTTAAGGGCAATGATGCACGCTAAAGCCATCAATAATCGCGCTCCTGGAAACACCACAATGCTTATCTTCTTGGCTCGATGTCGGCTAGGTATGCGTGAGCCTGATATCGTGCAGCATCTAGCACCTAACCAAGATAGACTCGACCAGTCACATCTCATCATGGAACTACAACACAAAATCACTGAACTGGAAGCTAATGCCAACAAGCCCAAAGCAGAATAAATCGTTCGTAGAAGCCACTCATAGGTTCAATATATGGGTCGGTGCTGTATCATCTGGCAAGACATACTCAAGCATCGAGCGATTTATACATGACCTGAAGAATGGGCCGCCAGGCGATGCGATGATCATCGGCGTAAACCGCACGTCGATACAACGTAATATTTTAACACATCTATACAAACAATTGGGGTTTCCATGTCCGACGGAGAAAGCATCGAAGAGCACATTGTATGGACGCGATGTGTGGTTTGTGGGCGCCCCAGATGTAAGCGCTGTTTCTACCATCCAAGGCTCTACCTTAGCCTTAGCTTACGTGGACGAGGCTACAAATTTACCCGAGCCTTTTTGGAAAATGTTGGAATCCCGATTGCGTGTCCCCGGTGCGAAACTCCTTGCTACCTGCAATCCTGAAGGACCGGCACACTGGCTTAAGAAAGACTATATTGATAAACCCGAACTAGATCTTGTACACTGGAACTTTAGCCTAGAGGATAACCCAACACTTGACGCAGCATACAAACAACAGCTTAAAGCTTCCTACACGGGAATGTGGTACAACCGTTACATACTCGGTGAATGGGCGCTCGCGCACGGTGCAATATATGACTGCTATGACGCCACAAATGAGTATACCAATGAATTCCCAGCGCCCAATTATTATATTGTTGGAGTTGATTATGGTACTACAAATGCAACCGCTGCGGTATTATGCGCGGTTAGCCCTAATGCGTGGCCACAGATACGAGTGGAAGCGGAATATTACTATGATTCAGCTAAAAAGGGACGCTCGAAGACCGACCAAGAACTCGTTAGGGATATTAAGGACTTTATTGGATATAAAAACGTATCTGCAGTATATGTCGACCCTGCTGCAGCTTCCCTCAAAATCGCCCTTCGACAAGCCGACCTCCCCGCACTTGATGCAAATAATGATGTTCTTTTGGGCATTAAGATATGCTCAAAGTTCATTGGTGGCAAAAATATCGTCATACAAAAAGGATGTACAACACTAAGGGAGCACATACAATCTTATGCCTGGGATAGCAAAGCTGCCGATAGAGGCGAGGACAAACCAGTTAAAAAAAACGATCACATTCTGGATGCACTCAGATATGCCGTGTGCACAGCTTTCCCGCAAGGCGAGTTTGCGCACCCTGATGAAAATATTTCGTACGATCAACTTCGCCGGCGCGTATTTGAAGAAGATACATGGGGTCCATTAGGCAACACAGCAGGGGGATATTTTTGATGCAAGATAAAAATGAAAACCTGACAGATAGAAATCCATTAGAAGCTGCGAAGCTCATCGTTATGTTAGATAAATGCAAATGCGAGAAATGCCCATCGGAGATCGTTAGATTAAAGGAGAAATACGGATGGACAAACAAGAATTGATATTGAAGCTGATTGATATATCTATTAAGCAGGTTAATGAAGATCCCGACGGAAATTTTGAAAAGGATCATTACGAGGCAGATGCCTTGTTATTGCAATACATAAACGATCCCATGGTGACCAAAGCATTCAACGAAATAGAGAAATGGTATTCATGAAACTTTCTCAATTAATAGATAACGGATATGAAATAATTGGATCTTTTTGTATTCCAGATGATGCTGTGGAGATGTGTAATCATAGCAAAGGATATTATCATGATGTTGCTTGGTGCAGATATAAGGGAAAAGCAGGACAAGAGGATTCTTTCGCAGTTCTTTGCAAAAACAGTAAATATTTCTTCAAAGAAAATGTTTGACTTTCCAATGTAATCTTGTGATATTTAATGAATAAACAAGCTGCTACAGCTGTTCGTTCGTTAGGGGTCGCTAGTAACGCCCCCTAACAAGACTTTCCATTAAACCTACTTCTTATTTTTTTCTTCCAATGAATACAATCTCATATGGAAATCTTTCATTTCGTCATGTATTGCTCTCACCAATTCTCTTGTAGATTCTAGTTTTGTATCCATGTGTCTTATATCAGCACGCGACTCTGAACGATTCCAAAAGAAGCAACCAAATACACCACCAGCAAATATAATAAATTGAATCCAATCCATGATGTCCTCCATTTCATATATTTTACCATATTGTCTCTGAGAGAGGAATACGATCATTTTATTTAAAAATTGCGTCTTGCAAACCTGAAAGTGATATGATATAAAAACATTTACTTTACACCGGTTTGCTGATGGGTTCATACGAGTCTGGAAATTATTCTCTAGGATATGTAGACCCAACCGATCTATCAAATAAAGATCTCAAACAGCATATGGATTGGTTTTACAATAATAATTACACGATCAATTCTACATTTTGGTTACAGGCGGCAATTGACAAGCGTTTTAAAGTAGGCGACCAGCAGCTCTACAATCAGTTCTACGGCTCTAATTCACAGAACGTGCAAAAGTTTTTCTTTAACCTGATTCGTCGTCATATCAACATGATTGCAGGCTATCAGCGAAAGAATCGCAAATCTACAATCACCATGCCTATCAATGAAAATGACGATCCATTAGCTGATGATTACAATAAAGTAATGCGCTGGTGTGATGATAGAGACGGCTTTCAAGAATATCTTTCCCAGGCATTTGAAGGGGCGTGCGACGTTGGCGAGTCTTTACTGCACCTGTACCCTGATTATACTTATGATGCTATTTCTGGGGATCTATTTACTGATAATGTAGCATCACCCAATTATCTCATGGATAGTTACACACGCAAACAGGATCTTAGCGATTGCAATGGCATATGGCGTAGACGATGGACATCTAAGCAGATGGCTAAATTGCTACTACCTGGCTATGCTAAAGAGATAGATCGTATGCGTCCGGGAGGAATGAAGGATGGGCGATTTCCACTACAAGCAGAATTGCAGAATATAGCTACCAGCAATCTATTCACTTACGACGAGTTCTACTACCGCACTACGCGACCAGGGAAAATGATTCTAGACCCATATACCGGCGAAGCGACGGAATGGCAGGAGGATGAGCAAGATAGTCCTGATATGTTCAAAAAAGTTATGCAGCAGCAACCATGGCTGAAAATAAAGAACGTTGAGGTTCCGACGGTTAAGCTTGTGATTAGCCTTTCAGGAAATATCGTATATCACGGAGATAACCTACTTCGCATTGATGATTATCCTTTTGTGCCTACACAATGCTATGTAGAGCCAGATATACAATCATACGCATCGCGTAAGCAGGGCATCATTAGAAACCTACGTGATTCTCAGTTTCTCTACAATATGCGTAAAGTAATCGAGCTACAGCTATTGCAATCTAGCTTAAACGCTGGTTGGATATACCCTGTGGACGTAGTGACAGACGCTAAATGCTTCCGGCAGACTAGTGGTGGAGACGGATTTCTTATCCCTCTTAAAGCTGGGCATCTACCAAATGAAATTCAAAGAATTGAGCCTGTAGCACTACCACAGTCACTAATGGAACTATCAAACTCTTTAGCAGAGGACATAACTAAAATCTCGGGGGTGAATGAAGAATTGCTTGGATCGGCCACTGATGACAAGAGTGGAATACTATCAATGCTACGACAAGGAGCAGGGCTCACGACGTTACAAACTATATTTGATAAATTGGACTACTCACAGAGACTATACGGCAAGATTAGGCTACAAGCTATTCGCAAGAACTTTAGTAAAGGTAAAATTCGTAACATACTGGGACACGATGCGGATGAACGATTTTGGACATCGCATAGCCAAAAATATGCTGTGGCTGTCGAGGAAGGGAATTACAGTACGACACAAAGGCAAATGGAGTTACAGCAACTCCTACATTTCAAAGAATTGGGAATTGATATCCCGAATAAATCTATTATACGAGCCGCCTTTATCACAAATAAGCGACAAGTTATGCAAGATATGGAAGAGCAATCACAACAGCAAATGCAACAGCAGCAAGCTCAATCTCAGCAGCAAGAGAAGCTCGATAATGCTAAGGTTATGGCAGCGTTTAGTAAATCTCGCCTCGACATGGCTAAGATCGATGAGACATATGCGAAGGTAAATGATTTGAATGCTAGCGCCGCACACAGGACGACGCAGAGCGAAATGGACATGGTAAAGAGCATGTTGGAACTCGAAACGATGGATCTCGATATGATTCACAGATCATGGGAAATAGCTATGGCGATCAAAGGGGCGAATGCTCCAGAACAAGTTACACAACAATCAAACACGGCTATGGCCGGATAGAGGAAAGTATGGCAAAAGAGAAAAGTTTACTGCACAAATTAGAAGTAGGCGTAAAAAAGTTGGGAATTGGGAAAACTAAAAAACCCAAGAAAGAATCAGAAAAAGCAAAAAGATCTTCTGTGTCAAAAGCTATGGAATCTAATATGTCAGGAAAAAAACACACTAAAGAAAGTTTCAAAGAAGCCGTGGAGAAAAGATCAAAAGAAAATCAAGCTAGACGAGATGCAGAAGCAAAAGCAGAAAGAATGAAAAAGAAATCAGCCAAATAGAGAGTAAATCATGGAAGAGAAATCCAAAGCAATGAAGAAAGAATGCAATATGAAAGAGAAAAAACCGAAAAGAAAGACAGGTTTTGCTAGAGGAACAGTTCCAAAAATAATGAAGAAGAAAGAAATCAGCCAAATGGCTAAGGAGAAAATATGAAAGGACACAAAAAACATGGGTCACATCCACATGACAAACACGCAGCAATGCCTCAATTCAACGAGGGACATTGGGAAAAGAAACCCGGCGACGTAATGTGCGGGGGCGGACGTTATGCCTCTGAAATGAATACAGAAGAAGAATATAAGCATGACGTAGATGCGCTATCTTCTTATGTTAAACATCATAAAGCTAAGCATTAATGTTTTGGATTCTGTAGACTCAAATATAGAGCGGCGGTGATTAAGGGAGAAATCCTATCTATGCAGGTTGTTGGTTCTAATCCAACCAGAATCCTTTTTATCATTACATATTTTCAGTAGATTACATTTTGTAACCTACTGAATCTTTTAAGAGTTACATAGCAAACCATTGAGGTTAAGATGCCTAAAAAAGTACATCACAATCCTGATTACATAAAAAACACGACAGCAGATGTCATCAAACATGGCAGCAGCGATACAATCTACAATCAACCATGGCAAGTGAATAGGGATATTACTCCTGCCGGAGATGATACTGGCTGGGGAGCATTCTTACCACGCGCAGGGAAAGACAGACCAACACCGCATACAAAAACTAATGAGTGTGATCATTAAAGGACAAATAATGTATGTGCTCGGTCTATTATGTTTGTTTGGTATCAGCATATTAATGTTTACTTCATTTATAAGTTATTTATTTAACAAAAAAGATGGAGATTGGCCCGATGGAACAGTTTGAAAATGTAATAAAGATCGATCCCTCTAGAGATGAGGGTCAAGGATATGAGAAAAAATTTCCTATAGAGAAATCAGATTCTGAATATTACCAATCATGCGAAAAATATGTTATTGAAGAAATAAGAGAAGAATTAGGGATTAATAATGAGAAAAGTAAGAGTAAAGCTGCTAAGAAGAAGTCTAAGAAAAATGATACCCGATTACTCGATACAGCAGTGGAGAATTTTTAAAAAGAACTACAATAATGGATTGGTCTAGTGAAAGACAAGAAGATGAGAATCTCAGGCGGTGAACTATCTCGCAAGGCTCTATCCGACACAACGAAGTACAAAGCCTTGGAAGTCGGTCATTGGATGGCCGAAGATATAGAACCTCATCTCTATCAAGCGATTGCTAATTATGAGAACATGATCGATGAGAATGAGTTCTGCGTTGTGATGGTATTGGCTACTGACCCTCTCATCAAGAATCTAATCCGTCGTAAATTCTATTGTTGGCCTTACTTGCCTAGTCCTAGACCAAACCAATCAGTTTTTTTATATAACAAATCAGCAGGCAGGATAATCAAAAGATTATGGGTTCTTCCTTCTGCTTTGGCAATGTCAGATCTTACAGATCCAAGATTAACAGTTAATAAAATGGTTCATAAAAGATACGAGACAATGCAAGCATGGTCTATGGCTTTCTTTGAGGGTAAATTCTGGGAGTATATTAGATACGAAAGCGAAATCAATATGCCATCAGAACATGAATATTTCCTACAACATCGCGAAGAACTTATCCAAGCAGGTTGTAAGTTGCCTACATCTGACATCACCGAGGCCTTTGATTTTGATAAAATCCAGATCAAACAAGTCATAGATACGAAAGAAGCCTTGATCGAGTAATATTGTTTCTATGGGTTTAGGCAAT